GATGAAGAAAAAGCTAGAGCTTTAATTAAATAAATTAAGAATATGAACTACAAAACCCAAGAAGGCAGAGTGCTTCAGGTTTTAAGAGAAAAACAAGGCGGATGGGTGAATAAACAATTCTTTATAAGGGATATGTTTCTAACCCAAGCGGGCAGGGCATTATATAATTTAGAAAACAACCCAGAATGGAGAAAGGAATATCAAGGTTACAAGATTGAACACAGTGATTTTTTTGATGAACACGGCTTTAAATCTTACCGTCTGATTAAGGAAAAAGGACAAGTGGTTTTACCTTTTAATTTATGATATAATGTATGAAGATTTTAGAACAGAATCCACCAAACATTGACGATATAAAAAGGATTTTTCCGCATTACAAAAACCACAAACCGGTTTTTTCTTACGGTAACACTATTTACAATCCATTCAAAATAAAACTCACACCTGACTTAGAAAGACACGAACAAGTTCACAGTGAAAGACAAGGCGAATATCCCGAAGTATGGTGGTATAGATACTTAACAGATAAAGAGTTTAGACTAGAAGAAGAGTTGGTTGCTTACGGGGAACAATTAAAATTTGCTAAAAACAACGGAGTAAGAGGGAAACTATACGACTGGGCTAAAGAGAATATGGCACAAGCGCTATCAGGTGAATTATATGGGAATTTAATAAGTTACGGAGAAGCGGAAAGTAAAATAAGGAATTATGTTAAAAATAGATAACATTAAACTCTACCCCAAGAACGCTAAGAAACACGACAAAAAACAGTTAGAACTTTTAGCTAAGATCGTGGCAGAAGTAGGCTGGCGACAAAATACCGAAGTTAATCAAGACGGTGTTATTGTAGCTGGACACGGTAGATATTTATGCTGGCAGGAATACAAAGACAAACTAAATCTTCCAGACATTTGGATAACAGACGACACAGAGGTCGTATCTGCTACGGCATGGAGTTAGACCCTAAGTATGTCGACGTTATCGTTCAAAGATATGTAGACTACACCGGAAACAACAAAATTAAACTTAATGGGAAAAGTATTAATTGGCAGAAAAGTAAAATGTAGTGTATAATTATACTATGCCAAAAGGAATATATACTTCAAATAACAGAAAGGGATTATTTAAGAAAGGACATAAAATAAATTTGAAATATGAATATGACAAAAAATTATCACCACAGTTAGCTTTTTATAGAAGAAACAAAGAAGTTCTAAGAAAAAAGGCTAAAGAAAAGTTAAAGAGTCAGAGGTTAGAAGCAATGGTACACTATGGTGGAAACCCTCCTCAATGTAAATGTTGTGGAGAGTCAAAAATAGAATTTTTATCTTTTGATCATATAAATGGAGGTGGCAGTAAGCACAGAAAAAGTGGGATAGGTAATATATCGTATTGGTTAGTAAAAAATAAGTTCCCCGAAGGTTTTCAAATTCTATGTCATAACTGTAATCAAGCAAAGTCCTATTATGGAAAATGTCCTCATCAAAACTAAATAAAGAAATAACATGGCAAAAGGAGGAATAACAAAGCTAACACCAGAAAATAGAGTCAAATTGGAGCAAGCAGCTGCAATAGACGCCAGTGTTGAAGAAATGGCTTATTATTGCGACGTTTCAAGACAAACTATATATAACTGGCTAGAAAACGATAAAGACCTATTTGACAAAATAGAGAGATTGAGGAATAAACCAGTTTTAACAGCTAGACAAACCGTAGCAAAGGGCGTAGCTGAGTCATATTCTAACGCTATAGACTATCTTAAAAGGAAAAAGAAAAAGGAATTTGGAGATAATATGGCTATTGACGGAAACATTAAAATAGAAGGTATTGAGATAAATGTCAGAAAGTAAAAAAGTATCTTTTGAAGTACATGAGTCTCATATTCCTTTATGGGAAAGAAATGACTGGAGATATGCAGTCTTAATGGGTGGGAGAGGTAATGGAAGATCAGGAACAGTATCAAGATACGCAGTAAGCCAGTTACTTGGTAAGGAATATACTAGAGGGGCTATAATGAGGGCAACACTTGGTGATATAAGAGCTTCCTGTTGGGGTGAAATTATAGACAGAATCAACGAACAAGAGATACAAGATAGCTTTAGAATTGCTGATAATGAAATGTTCATTGAAAGAGGAGAGAATAGTTTAAGAGCTCATGGTTTTAGGGCTTCTAGTGGGTCTTTGACAGCACGTTTAAAGTCCTTGGCAGGATATAACTTTGTGTGGATAGAAGAGGCTGAAGAAACAGGAGAAGAAGAATTTAGAAAATTAGATGACACACTTAGAACTGTTAAGGGAAGGATAAGGATTATATTCACACTAAACACACCAGCAAAGAACCACTGGATAATTAGAAAGTGGTTTGATACTGAACCTAGTGAGGTAAACGGATTTTACATACCAAAACTAAGAGAAGATGTTAAAGATGTTTTATACATTCCCGGCACATGGAAAGAGAATGAGCCTAATATGGATAAACATACTGTTGAACGATATGAGGCATATAAATACAACAACCCTAACTATTACTACCAAGTTATTCAAGGATTATCACCAGAGGAAGTCAGAGGTAAAATATTCTCTGGTTGGCAACTCATTGATTCAATACCACAAGAAGCGCGCTTAGAACGCTTCGGAGAGGATTTTGGATGGTTTCCTGACCCAGCAGGCGTAGTTGCTATATATTACTGGAATGGGGCGTATATACTTGATGAGGTAGCTTATGGAACAGAGTTAAGCAACGAATATCTAGCCAGAAGGATTAAAGAGGTAGGAAATGCACCAACAATCGCTGACAGTGCAGAACCTAAAAGCATTGAAGAGCAAAGAAAGTATGGAATTGTGGTTAGAGGTGCAGAAAAAGGGAAGGGAAGTGTGAACTTTAGAATAAAAGCTACTGCACAGAAGAAAATATATGTTACAAATAGAAGCGTTAATCTGTGGGAAGCTTATGAGAATTATCGTTGGGCAGAGGACAAAGACGGAAACCCTAAGAATGAACCCAATCATGCTTTCTCTCACTTAATGGATGCTACAACCTACGCTATTGCTGACATGCACAACAAGACTGACGATGTAGTTATTCATACACAGTCAAAGCAAAGAAATAACATAGGAATTTAATGGACAAAACACCACCAAGAGAAATAAAGGTCGAGAAACCCGTAGAAGTTGACCAGTTTGTATGGAAGATACCTATATGCTGTCGTGAGCACTGGGATTCATGTAAACATGTGGTTAATAGAGATATTAAAAAAACTAAGAGGAATATAGGATTGTGATGGATATGAAAATGAAAGCATCAGAGTTCGGGGAACTAAAAGAACATCCAGTATTCAAGGATTTACCTGAAGAACTCAAGGACGTTAAGAGATATAAGGAGATTGAAAATAAACTCCGTTTTATAATGGTTTCAGACCACAAACATAAGCAAGTTAAGTCTTTTGTCTCATGTAAGAGATGTAAGGCTAAGATGGACAAGCGACAAGAGGCAATAAAAGACTACGGCTTTAAAGATTATCATCAGTATTTGATGTGGAGGCGTGTTATGGAAATAATTTATAATCAAAAAGACTTTCAAGTAAAATGACGCATAAAATAGGGACAAAAGCTCACAAAGAGGAGAAGTGGAAAGAGGCTATTGAAGTCTTAAATGATACTGTAAACACTAAGCTTGCCCCTTCAGAGATACATGGAGTGGGAGTATTTGCTTTAAGAGACATAAAGAAAGGCGAGAAGATGTATCAAAACACCATACCTAATTTATACGACCTACCTTATTCTAAGTTTAATAAACTAAGACCAGAGGTTAAGGACATACTTCTACAATTCTTTTCATTTAAAACTATCGAGAAAGACGCAACATTCTGGTATCCAGTTAATTCTATGCAAGCGTATATTAATCATAGTGAAAATCCGAATTACGAACCTTACAAAGACATTGCATTGAAAGATATTAAGGCTGGTGAAGAAATTTTAGAGAACTATAAGACGATGACTGGATGGGAAAAAGTTTACAAGTGGCTTAAAAGTTAATTTTGTGCTATCATATATATATGACAAACAGTCTCAATTGTATTAAATGTAATAATGTTTATACAAGTGAAGAAGATGATGCCTATTATTGCGAGAGTTGTTTAGAACAGAAAAAAAAGATTGCAGAGGAAGTAGATAAAAAAATGGCGGGGCGTGTATCAACACAAGTTAAAAGTGACCTCCAACTTTATGACGAGGCATTGCAAGCAAGCGGAGCCAGCAAAGGAGGAATTAGGGTAGTAAATGCTAAAGATTTAGGGCTACTATGAGCTACAAAGCGACAATTAAGATATTAGGTAGGGAATATAAAAGCACAGGTGATTCTGTGGCAGAATGTTTGGAAGGACTAAAACCAGGCTTTTGCAAGTCTAAAAGTGTTTTAACAATAGAAAAAGGGGAAGAAAAAAAGGAGAAGATATTGGGTTTAATCCCGACATCTCGCCTTTTTAGTAATTCTCCAGCTGTTCGTGAGATAAATATCAAACAAATAGCACAATTATTCGATTTTTAATTAATTTATATGTCAGAGAAAAAAGAAGTAGAAGTAAAAGTTAACGAACCAAAGAAAGAGCAACCAATTACTATTACAGCAACATTCGTTACAAAAGATATTGACGGTCTTAAAACTAAACACGTCTTTAAATCTAAAGGTAAAGATGTTGCAGAGGCTCTTAACGATTTAAGAAACGTAGAAACTGAAGAGGTCTTCCCAAGAGTAAATCAACTAGTAAATACTAAGGTTGAGAAAGGGGATAACTTCATCGAAAAGGCATTAGCCCCTCATAAAGCTAGAGCAATCTTTTGTGATAAAGCTGAAGACGTATTCAAAGCGGTTTATAGAGGACTTTAAAATAAATGTTACCGGACAATATACACGATTATATAACTCAACAGGAGAATGAGTTTGAAACTCAGGATATAACTGTTGGAGATAATTGGAGTTGGAACTTTCGAAACCATGTTCAGATGATATTCCACATGGTTAATAGTGTATTCTACAAGGGAGAGAACAACTGGCTTAGAGCCTTTAAACAGGTCATGGAGCCAATTATAGGGCTATCAGCATGGACAGAGGACATTGAGGTTAAGGATACAGTTTTCCACATCACAGGAGTCAAAGGTAAAGCCCTATCATTCCTAATTAAGAAATACCACGATGAAATCTACGTTAAGGAGCATAACCTTGATGAGATGATTGACGAGATAACCGAAGACGACCTCACTTATGGTGGGGTTATTGTTCAAAAGAAAAGAGGTAAGCCAGAAGTATTGCCTCTAATGTCTATTGCTTTTGGAGATCAAACAGACATTCTTGGAGGTCCAATAGGATTTAAGCACTATTTTTCACCAGATAAACTACAGAGTATGTCCTCACTAGGCTGGGGAGAGGAATCAAATGGAGCAAACTGTAGCTTACAGGACTTAATCGTTTTGGCTACTTACGATAAGGAATCGCAGTCATTACAGGAACATAAGAATAAAACTCCAGGTAAGAACATCGAAGTTTACATAGTTAAGGGAAACTTACCGCTTCATTATCTAAACGATGATAATGACATGGATAGATTCGCTAATCAGGTTCAAATCGTTGCATTTTATACAAACAAAGAAGGTAAGAAGGAGAGTGCTATTCTATTCAGAAAGAAAGGTGATGCTAACTTAAAGTTCTTTACTTCAAAGAAAGTTCACCAAAGAGCATTAGGGCGAGGAGTAGGAGAAATGCTACTTCACCCTCAAGTATGGACTAACTTTGCCCAGACTCACCAGATGAACTTATTAGAGGCTTCTTCTAAAATACCGCTCTACACAGATGATGAGACTTACAAGACAAAGAACAAGATACAAGACATGGAGAACTTGGAGATTACTTCCGTTCAAGAGAACAGGAGGATATTCAGAATCCCTAACGAAGCACCAACTAATATAGCCCTATTTGAGAACTCAATTAACACTTGGTTTCAACACGCACAACTACAAGGAGCAGCCTTTGACCCGATTCTCGGCATGGAAGCAACGTCAGGAACTACCTTTAGAGGGCAAGAGAGAACAGTATCTCAAGGCAGAGGCTCACATGACAGGAGAAGAGGCAAAAGAGCTAAGTTCATTGAGGAGATTTACCGAGATTGGATTATCCCAGAGATAGTCAGTGAGATTGTAAAAGGTAAGGAGTTTTTAGCCTCACTATCAACAGATGAACTAAACTACGTTGCAAAACAGTTTGCAAACAGAAAACTCCTAGAGAAGCAAAAAGAGGCACTGCTTAACATGAAGATTATGACTCCAGAAGAAGAAGAGTCATTAAAACAGTTATACAGAGAAGAAATAATCAGCAGAGGAAGCGAGCAATTACTTGGAATCTTAAAAGACGAGTTTAAAGATATTGAGATTAAGATTGGAATTAGCGTAGCGAATAAGCAGAAGAACTTAGCAGACTTATCTGACAAAATATTAAGCATATTCCAGTTCGTGTTCGCCAATCCTCAAGCCTTTACTACAGCTATGCAGATACCGGCACTATCTAAAGCTTTTGGTGATATATTAGAGTTTAGCGGACTTTCAATGGGTGATTTCAGCACATTATTAGATTCATCTGCTCAAGCTTTACCAAGCCCAGAGCAGGAGGGACAACAATTAGCACTACAAAATGGACAAGGACAAACAGAACAGAATCAGTAGATTCATAAATGATAGGGGAATGTCAGAGACAATATACCAATTCCTTTTAGATACGTTTACTGAGCCAGTAAAGTATGAAGCTCAAAGTAGTGTAGAAGATAAAGCCGCCAACTGGATTTCCATTCAAAAATTAAACAAAGCGTGGAAAGACTTAGAAAATTATAAACAAGAAGAAGAAACCCAGAGTAGTGTCGGTACTCAAGTTGGGTTATAAACAAAAATATGACAAATCTATCAGACGCAAAGATGCCTTCTCTTAAGGATAAGATTGAGGCAAAAAGAGTTTCAAAAGAAGAAGTACAACCAAAAAAGGTCGCAAAAACAATTAAAAAGAAGAAATAGCATGAAAAAAGGTTCAACCATAATTGTAGCGCTCGCCAGTTTAACCATTGCATTATCAGCACTGATAATGCTTCTACCTAATTTAGAGATAGGTGATAGCTCCATAAGTTTAGGTAGTGTGGTAACAGGCAGTGAATACAACTCAACGACAACATCCGCAACATTTCCAGATAATAATGTTCTTAAATTAGGTTCTGGTTCATTAGGGTCAGTAATAATCACAGGAACTAGCCCAGGAAGTGTTACTGTTTACGATGCGACATCTACAGATGACTTATCAAGAGTTTTAGCAAACTTCCAAACAACTGCAACACCGGGAACATATACGTTCGATTCAGTATTTTCTCTAGGTTTATTGGTAGCTTCTACTGACGGAACAGGAAGCACTACTATTACTTGGAGGTAAATAATGGTATAATTACTAGTAACTTAAGACTAAATAATGGAAACAGAACAAACTCCAACCCCAGAGGTTGAAACTTCAGAAGAAGAATTAAATTAACTTAAATGACCACTAAAGGTCGTTAAAAAAAGACTTTATAGACAAAACTATGGAAAATGAAAACATTGGAACCGAAGCACAGGACGCTGGAGTAGAGAAAACTACTGAAAACAATCAAGTGCAGGTCAATAACGATGACACTCTTGAGACCTTAAAAGCTCAAAAGTCTCACTGGCGAGAACAAGCCATTGACCCAGAAACAGGCAAAAAGTATAAAGACTTATATATTGAAGCTAAGAAATCTACTAAGTCAGATGACAAAACATCTAAAAATGACAAAAGTTCTTCAAAACCAGACGAAGACAACTTATTGCAGAAGACCTATCTTCGAGCGGCTCAAATATCCGACTCTGAAGAAATTGATCTCGCAATTGAGACGGCTAACAAATGGGGTATGCCTATCGACAAACTAGTTGATGATCCTGACTTCAAATCCAAACTTCAAAAGTTTAGGGATGAAAAGGCAACGGAAAAAGCAACCACAGATGTTAAGGGTAATAGAGGCAGTGGAACTACTGGTGCTAAAAACACAGCAGAGTATTGGATTTCTAAAGGGACTCCACCTACTCCAGCTGATGTTCCTGATAGGAAAACACGGGCTGACATTATCCGTAAATTCTTATCCTCTCAAAAGAGTTCAAAAACTTTCTATAGCGATTAAGTAATCTTTGTCTGGTAATTAACAAAATTAACAGACAAAAATTATGTCGGTAGCCAATACCATAACTTACGAGACAGTCTTTGAAGATGTACTGCAAGACAGATTAGACCATCCAACAACTTGGAAAGAAATGTGCGATGTGACTATTACAGACACACGCGTTATTTCTACGTCTTACATGTCAACAACCCCTTCCGTACAGACTGTCACTCGTGGAACAGGTCACTCAATGCAGACCTTCGCAGAAACTGCAGAAACACTTACCATTTCAACAGGACGAGACCTTGGTCTATTCGTAGACTGGGCAGACCTTGCACAATCACCTTGGACAAAACCAGCGGAATTGTTCGACAGAATTGGTGCTTTACTAAATGAGTTCATCGAAGCTGATGTTCTAGGAGAACACGCTAGCTGGACTGACTTCGACAATGCCTCAATTGGAGGTAGTGCAGGAAACATTACAGTTTCCGCTTCTAACATTGACGATATTATCCGAGGTGTTAAAAGAGAAATCCGAGAAGCTAACGGACAATCCCTCATGAATAGAAATGGGGTTGGTTTTGTATGGAGAGCCGCTGATTTCGAACTTCTTGAAGCCTTCGTACAAGCTAACGGATTTATCACCGCTGATACAGCCTTGAAAGAAGGAACAGTTGAAGGTCTACGATACATGGGGTGCGACCATTATTGGTCAAACGACCACACTGCAGGACACGTCTTTGCAGGAGTGAAGAAAGTCCAAAGACTAGGTATCTTACGAGGTACTTACGGACGCGCACACGTTATTGATTTCCCTGCAGGTGATACAAACACTTACCTATCAGGTCAGTCATTCTACTCAAGAGTAGATATAGGTCACTTAACACCAACAGCCCACGCTGGATTGGTTTTTGACGTTCTGGTTGCTTAATAACTATCACTTAATCACAATCTATGACTAAAAATAAAACAGGAATAGTGATGATTGTGATAGTTGCTATTGCAATCACAGGTTTATTCCTCCCGAAAAGTTCAACGGTAGTTCAGCAACCTAACAACGCCCCTTTAGGAGCTGTTGTGGGGCCTGATTACTACGATGATTTTAGATTTCATTCGTCCGTTACATACCAAAGGAAGGTTATTACTCCGACTTTTGGTTACGGTGCAACTACAACTTTGAGCGTAGCTGATTCTGGCGCAACCATACTACAGGCAACCTCTACTGGCGTTAACGCCCTCGAATTGCCTTCTGTTGCTAACGCTGGAGTTCACTACAAGTTCGTAGTAGCAGACGCCTTCGCAACTAATAACTTCGTCATCGCTACAAAAGAGGGTGAAAGTAATGTTATTGAAGGTGCATTGATTGTAGCTGGCGCAGTCGTTGACTGTGCTGCCGAAAGTGAGATTAACTTCGTTGCTGACGGTGAAAACGTAGGAGACTTCGTGGAGTTGATGTCGACCGGTTCTGAATGGGTTATCCTCCAAAGCGGGGGGTTAACAACGGCCAAGATTACCTGTACACCTTAGTTTTCTTCCTCTGACCTTTCTACGGAGAGGTTAGGGATAGGTAAATTAACAAGAATAAAATGTCATTATCTATAAATATAAACACAACTTCTCAACTAGGAATCCTCCAACTTATTGAGGATAGGCTTGGAATGGAGCGAGCATTTATAACTGGCAATACTGCCAGACTTAGAAAGTTTTTAGCTTATGTGAATCTTGCTCTTGATACTTATACAGACATAGCGATTAAACACTCGGGCACAGCTCAATTTGATGATACGAATTACTCCTCACACTTACCTATTATCTACTTCGATATTGTTAGTGGTCAGCAAGAATATAACGCCACTACAGACGAAGACGGGGCTTTAATCCTTGAATACCAAAAGGTTGGAATCTTGGAATCGGCTACTGATACGACCTATACAGAGCTTGAAAAGGTAGACCAAGCTACTCAAGGACGAGGTGTAGACATCTTTGATGAATCTAACAGCACTTCAGCCCCTTATCAGTATGACCAGATTGGAAGCTCTTTAATCCTCAATCCAACACCTAATTATAGCGTTACAAATGGGATAAAGGCTCTTATCAACCGTGAAGCACAGCACTTTGCGGAGTCTGATACCAATAAAAAACCAGGAGTTCCGGGCATCCACCATGAATACTTTGTAGACAAACCAGCATATAGGTTCGCAATGGATAATAGTCTGTCTGTTAAAGACGACTTAGAAAAAGCGATTATTGACTGGGAAGGAAGTGAGAGACTAAACGTTTCGGGTAAGATAGCAGACCATTTTGGACAAAGAGAAAAAGATAAGAGGCATGTTATGACAATGAGTTCTCGAACATCATTGAGGAACCTGCCTCCAATGTAATTATTATTAAAAAATAAACAATGAACGATAAGAACAAAGTAGAAATAAAAGTCGGGGACATGGTTAAGCGGTGCGGAATGGTTCGCTACGCTGACGGTCTTCGCTTTAAAATCTCTAAAAACACTTGGATTATCTCCAAGATTGAAGATGGAGAGCTTTATTATGAGGAAGGAGGCGAACATATAAGGCTTGCCCGACCTAAAGTAGAAGGCGACTTCATCGTAATAGGGGACTCAAAGGGAGTAAACAAAGAGTTTAAGCCTACAATTCCAAACATAACGATTGAGGCTGGCTCGGTTCAAGAAAAATATAGAGTTCTAAAAGACGTAAAAGATAAGAAATGGAAGAAAGGCGATGTGGTGGCTATAACCGGAAAGGTAGCTTTTGAAACCTTAAAGAATGGATGGCTAGAGAAAGTAGATAAAGACACGCCTAACCAACATAACTTAATCGTGGTCGACCCTATAAGAGTAATCGGAAGAGCAAACAAATAATATGGCTAGCCAAGTATACAATACTTACAAATCAGATTGTCTTAATGCAAATGTTGATTTAACCAACGACACGATTAAACTATCGTTACACACTTCAACCTATACACCTGACATCGACCTCGATGAGTTTTACGATGATGTAGATAACGAAGTGGGAGCTTCCGGTACTTATTCAGCAGGTGGAGCGACTCTATCAGTAACAGTCTCAACAGATGACACGGATAACGAGGGAGTATTTGACGCAACTGACGTTTCTTTCACTACCGCAACAATCACAGCAAGGTACGCAATTATTTATAAGAGTACAGGCACAGCTTCGACTTCACCTTTAGTCTTGTACATAGATTTCGCAACGGATCAATCATCTACAGCAGGTACTTTCAGCATTGCATTTGCGGCGGAAGGCATTCTCAACTTAGTGTAAAAATTATGGCTATAACTTTCGACAGCGTTTCAAGTGATAGTGTAGGTTCTCCCGCTACTACTTTGACTTATGCACATACTTGCACAGGTTCTAGCTTGACTCTCATAGTCGGAGTTACAACAAACGCGTTAGAAGCACATACTTCAGTTACATATAATGGAGTTGCAATGACTAATATTGCTACTATAGATTCTACGGTTAGAACAAGTTTATGGAGATTATTCAATCCTGATACTGGTGCAAATGATGTGGTAGTAACGTGGGGCGGTGGGTCTGGGTCAGTTTTTTCAGGAGCAATTTCTTTAGCTGGAACAAACACTTTATCAGCAGGAGCTTCCGCAAACGCTACAGGCAGTGGCACCGCACCTTCAGTTAATATTACTACCACTCAAGAAAACTCCTGGATTGTTGATTCACTAGGTGTCAATAACACAGACAATTTTGCAGTAAATGGGGGACAAACAAAAAGATGGCAAATTTCGTTTGGGGCGGGGGCTACCTTACCAACTACCTCTACGGGTGCTTATACAACTAATTGGACAGTTAGTTCTGCTGCGTGGGCTATCGTGGCTCTTGAAGTCAAAGAGGCAGTAGACGTTACTGTAGCCCCCGCTGTAATCGACCTCACAGCTTCTATACCAGATTTACCCGCAGGCAGTCCTTCAGGTGAAGCGGTAGTTACGATAGCGGACCCCGTTGACCTCACTGCTTCAGTTCAAGCTCCTACAGTAACAACAGAAGACGGAAAGATAACAAACAAGAATAAAAACGCTGCTTCCACGATAGAAAATAAAGATAAATCATAATGAACGAACAAGATAAAAAATTATTACAAGAAGTTAATACAAGACTAAAAAAGGTTGAACAATACACGACTTCTATTGGCGGTTCGTTAGAATTTAAAAATCTTATTCAAGAGTATGCTAAGAATCTTGCAAAGGTTACAGATATTGAGATAGACGGGGCATTAAATCATGACGGAAGTACGATTGGTTTCTTTGGAACAACTCCCACAACGCAGCAGTCAAGTATAGCTGACCCATCAGGAGGGGCAACGATTGATTCCCAAGCCCGCACAGCGATTAACAGCATTTTGGACGTATTAGATAATTTTGGATTAACAGCATGATAGTAGATTTTATATCAACATTTGCACAGAATAATAAAGGTGATACCAAAGGCACAATTTGGGCTACTAAAAATATTGACCCAGAATTAAATCCAGGGGAAATAAACATCTCCAAACAATTTGGATATTCTACAAACGAAACAGACCAATCTAATATGACTGAAGCTCCAGTTGCTTTTACTTTTTCTGCCGTAGACGGTTCAGCTAGATATTTTGGCATCATCGGGACTAGAGTGTGGAGAACATCGTCAGATGATCCTAACGGCCCATGGACTGTTGCGACTGGTTCAGGAACAGGTAGTACAGTAGATTCGGACATTATCGCTTTTAACGCAAAAATTTATCTGGCAGATTCTTCCGGACTTCAAGCCAGAGACTCACTCTCTTTCAGCAACTTACAAGCATTGAGCGATACTCCTCATTCGATGTGTATTTACGCAAACAGACTTTATGTTACCGATGCTCTGTTTAAGATTTATTCAATGAACACTGCGGAAACTGTTGCGACTACGGGTTCAAATACAATGAATTTAAATACTTTAACCGGATTAAATCAGGTTATAACTAAAATACAGCCTGTTTCTGACGGAATATGGATTGCCACCTTATTTACAGATAGCACTGGTGGAGAAATGATAAAGTGGGATGGAGTAACTGCTAATATTGCCTCGGAGAGATATAGATTAAAAAGAGGGGCATTATCAATGTGTATTAAAGACGACAGACCATACATAATAGATTCTCTTGGGATTTTTAGAGCTTTTGATGGTACGACTTTTGCTGAAGTTGGTAGATTACCGATTCTCGATGAGACGCTAGAAAATTATAATAATGACAGTAATGATAGGTGGATTCATCCTAACGGAATGATTGAGGTCAATGATGAAATATATGTTCTAGCAAAAAATACTTTAGAAGATTCAGGAGAAGACCCTATTGAGAGATTCCCTTCCGGTATTTGGGCGTATAATAAAAATTACGGGGTTTACCATAAGTATTCTTTTGCTGATATTGATGTGGCTGACGCAACTCCAGTAGTTAAAGATTTTGGGGCTTCAGAACTTGCAGATGTGGGGGCATTGTTTAAGTCTGATTTTACGGGTGGTTCAACTGTGGCTAGAGCTGACGAATCAGAAGTTTTAGCAGGGGTAACTTACTATTCAGATGCCACAACTGAAAAATCAGCCGTTGGTATTACCAATGTAATTAATGATATTCAAAAGGGTGGTTATTTTGTTACTGCACAACTTACTTCCGAAAACTTTGAGGAAACATGGAAAGAAATAATTGTCGTCCATGACAGATTAGCAAACTCAACAGACAGAATAATTTTAAAATATCGAACTTACGAATCAACCCCTATTTATGGAACTGGAACTTGGACAGAAGACACAAGATTTATTTCTGGTACTGATTTGTCTTCTTTTGAAGGAGGCGATGAGATAGAGATTTTAAGAGGCACAGGTTCAGGTGAATGCCTTACTGTAGACCACGTCTCAGGAGCAACAATCATTCACCTCAAGGAAAACTTCTTATCAGGAATGACAGGAACACTTAGATTCAGGGCTCAAAAGTGGAAAGATGTAGGTATTCAATCAAATCAAGATATACAGTTTATTAGAAGAACACTAGGAGAAAAGGGAGCATGGATTCAATTTAAAGTTTTCATGGTCGGCACAGGTAAAAGCCCTCAATTATTAAAGTTGATATGTGCGTCAACACCAGCAGAAAAAACAAAATAAAATGGCCTACAATCAAGAACAAATAGACGATATTCTCTCAAGAGCAGCAGAGAACAGCGGAGGGGCTTTTTCCTACGAAAAAGGAAAGGGTCTAAAACGACTTAAAGACATAAAACAACCTCGGTCTTTAACCTCTAGGGACTTAGAAGACACTCCACGATTCCAATCAGCTAGTCTTCCAATGTCAAATAGAGTTGGTGGAGAATTAGCTAGATTTGAAACACAAACAGAAGATAACTTCACTCGCAGACTACAAGAACAAAAAGATTCATCTCAAATGAATGAAGAAGGCTCTTTCTTAGAGTTATTGAAAGCCACATATGATGCTCCTACTGAATCTGGCTTACAATCTAAAGAATACGGTAGGAAAGATGGTGTTGATAGTATACAAAAAGAATTAGATTCAATAGATGACCAACTTAAAGCAGAACAACACGCTCTTAGAAGACAAATAGAGAAAACACAAACAGAAGCAGGACTTACTAAAGGTCAAGTAAATCAAGCTGTGTCTGAAACTGAAAGGGTGAGTCTAAGAAAACAAGCTGATTTAAGCGTTATAAGGGAAGGAATACAAGGGAAATTCGATAGTGCTAAAGCTATCGCTGATAGAGCTATAGACGCTGAAATGGAATTTACTCAAAGAGAAATAGACTTACTTAGCATGTCTTATGAAAGAAACAAAGAATTATTTGATAGAGATGAACAAAGACTATTCCAGACTAAATTAGCTGATAGAGAGAGGGCTTTAGCAGAACAAAAATCAGAAACTCAATTAATCAGCGACCTATCCATTCAGGCTCTGACAGACGGAGCCCCAACTTCTATAGTAACTGCCATGAGAAATGCCAAAACAGTAGAAGAGGCTATCAGCATGGGGGGATCTTACATAGGTTCACTTGATAGACAGAAACAAGCACTAGAAATTCAGAAGTTAAACAAAGAAATCGCTAATACAGGATTAAATATAACGAACATTGAGGCTGGTAAGTATTCTGGTGCTTTGAGTGTTATACTTGGTTCAGAGAAGTTTACTAAGGAACAAAAAGCGGCCATAACTAATGCTATAAATAATGGTCAAGACCCTGCGGCGGTGATAAAGAATCAGGCTAAGAATATCATGGGGCAAACGGCGGCGACTAAATTGGATAACTACGAAACAGCTAAAGCCCAACTAGAAAGCATAGATTCCTTGTTATCTGATTACTATACTAAAGGAGGAACAACAAATATCTTCACAGGAAATTACGAAAAAACACTAAATAAACTAGGAGAGGTAAATAATCCTGAACTTGTTGACATAGCGACAAATATAGCAGCCGCGCTCCAAATTTACAGAAACGCAGTTTCAGGTACAGCTTACTCAGTACAAGAAGGTAGGGACATAGCGTCTATCTTTCCTGGTATAAACAAAACACAAGGTCTCAACGAGGCTATTCTTTCTGGGAGAATGAAAGCATTTGAAACAACGATAGATTCAACTTATAGAAATACTCTAGGCACGAGTTATGATGATGTAAAAGAAAGTAAAGAAAAGTCTGTTACAGATGCTAAAACAAAGATAATAAACGCTGGGAAGATTAACCCACAAATACAAGACCGAATTTCTCAAATACTAGCCGATGATCCAGACATGTCTTGGGAAGATTTAGCCTTACTCTTAAATATATAAATATGGCATTAACACAACAACAAATCGCAGAGTTAAGAAAAAAATACAACATTCCACAAGAAGGTTTTAGCAAACCGAATGTTGACACGGTTGGCAGAGCTAATTTAGGTGAACTTCAAAATGCTTGGGGGACTACGGCTAGACAAGAACCGCAAGGAGCCTTTTCTACCTTTACTAGTGGAGTTACAGAAGCTTTCAAAGAAAGGTCTGCTAATGTTCAAGAGGAAGCTAAAAATACTAAGCCAGGTTTTATGTCATCTATAAGAGAAAAATTAAGAGGGCTTGGACAGTCTGCTGGATTTTTTGGAGATGTCGGTTTTGAAGCTATGAAGCTTGCTACACCTAAACCTATTGAAGAAATTGCCTCTAAAGGAGTAGAGAAAATTGCAGAAACTGACCTCGCACAAGGAGCTTTTCAGAAATACTCGGAACTACAACAAAAATACCCAGAAGCAATGAAGGATCTTGAAGCCGTTTTTAATATAGGATCTGTTTTTCCAGCTTTAAAAGGTGCCCAGGTTGGTGTTAAAGCATTAAAGGAGGGAGGAGAGGAAGTCGCCAAGAGAACAGCAAAGAGAGTAACTGGAATGTTAGACGAAAGAAGACTCGCTAATATTGATAAACTTGAAGGAAAAGTGGATGAGACAGTCGGTAGAATAATACAAGGCAAAGGAGATGACATTGAACAAGCCAAAAGAGCTTTGTCGGAGATTGATACTTCAGGAGTCAAAACTTATGAAGATTTAAATATGAGAATCGAAGATCAGGTAGAGGCACTTTCAAGAAAACTTGATACCTTTTTAGATGAACAACCAGGGGTATTAAAACCAGGAGATTTAGATATAACTACTAAAGTTGGTGGTACGACAGTCAAACAAAACTTCGTGAAAGATTCTTTAGACCAACTAGAAGAACTTTATCTCACAACAAAAGACGCTCCTAGTGTTGCTAGAATACAAAATTTAAAAAATAAACTTGAGACAGAGGGTCTAACAAGAAGAGAAATAAACGATTTAGCTAGAGATTATGGAGGTGAGTTTGGAAGAAAAGCTTTTGGTAAGACTGGCGACCCTCTAACAAGTGTAAACGCACAGGCTTACGAGAACACTAGGAAAGGTTTAAAAGAATCCTTTAGAAGAACTATAGATGGTGATTTACCAAAAGAGATTGATTCAAAAATAAGTGATTTACTTCAAACAAGTCGCTTAACTAAAAAAATGGAAGATAAAGTTAATGGGTTATATCAAAAGATTAAGAAAAGAGGTCTTTTTGAGAAAGTATCAAATAAGCTTGGCACGGCGGTTGATGTGGCTACATTCAGAACTCTGTCGGGGTTTGTTTCTAGGCTACTACCAAGCAATGTTGGTCTAAAGACTATGAACTCACTGGATATTGAACAAGAGTTAGGTAAGAATCTCAAGAAATTAGAGAAAATGCTTGAATCAACTAGCGATGATGAGGTAGTAAAAACGCTTTCAGATATGATGAAAACATCACAAGGAGGGTTTATTAAAAATCCTTTAGCCCCAAAACAAATTGATAATTTAACGAAAGACGAGATGATAGAAGCTATAGACTACATAAGGTTAAAAAAACCTTTCAATCAAAAAATGGAGGAAAATATTGGATTTTTAGCAGATAAGTTTGGAATTGATAGCAAAAATCTAAACAAGGTGTCAGACAAACTCGAAAACTTGGTTAATAGCACAAAAACAAAGGATATTTCCGGTAGGAAAGTTAACCCTCAATAGCGTATGAGAGCACTGTTAGCCCAAAAAGACATAACAGACCCCACAAAAACCCTAAGTAATAGAAAACAACACCAACAATGATAAGTCCTAATAACATACCCTCAAACCTACAACCATAACCCTTAAAAGTCAATAAAGTTATAAACATGGAGAAATTAGAGAAAATAGAAAAATTAAAGAAACTAATGGAAATAGTCAACTCTGACGCACCATCAAAAAAGGAAATTTCTCAATTTTTTCAAGCTCTTAGTAAATCAATCAGAGAATTTAGAGCAGACATGGGAAAAATGGCTAAACAGAGCCATGAAAATGTAGACGATAAGGCTAATAAGTATTTTGTTAAAGCACAAAAAGATTTAAATCTTATCAAAAAGAACATGAAAGAAATGTGTTTTGATGAGATGAGAGTCGGACACAAAAAGATTAAGGCCGAAATGATAGGAATAATAGAAGAAATGACCCACGAAATGATGGAAGAAATGGTGGAAATCCGAGCTATGCATGAGAGTATGGAAATTCCAGAACCAGACATGGCAGAGGACATCAGAAATAAACTAGAGCTTTTACAAGGAAAAGAGAGACTAAATAAGTCAGCTATTGAAGGTATAGAGAGTATCGAAGAAGACATAAAGAGATTAGACGAAAAAATAGCTTCAATAACCTCTCAAAACAGTGGAGGTGGAGTAACTAATCTAAGAATCCAACAAGCATTTAAATATATTCTAAAAACAGAGGAACCCACAGGGGATATAGACGGCGTGAATACTGTCTACACAGTCTCACAACCAATCTTTGCAGTGTTAGCTTTCAGTCTAAATGGTGAGGTTGTCGCACAGTTACCTAATTACACAATTTCAGGTAATAAAATAACTTTTAGTAGCGCACTGCCCGCAGTCTACTCTGGAAAGGACTTCGAGTGTAAATATATATAATATGAACGAAATAATCACAGCTCTGACAACATTTTTTATAGGTCTAGGAAGTTTATTTACACCTGCTGAACCAGTACAGCAGGCAAATTTAGGTGCTTTTGGTGATACTTTTGTTTCAATCCAACTTGCTACTGACCCCGATAATGGAGAATGCTTAACTACTGATGGGACAGATAACATTTGGGGTACTTGTGCAACAGGAGGTGGCGGACAAGGTGTTGCAACTTCAACACCCATAGCCGACAACTACATCGCAGTAGGTACAAGTATTAACGATGTAGGATTCTATTCTAATTTCACCTTCGATAATGTGGCAAACCTTTTCACATTCCCTAACGCTTCTGGTACACAACAAACACTATCAAGCACACTATTCTTAAATGAGAATATCCAAAGCACAAACGGAGCGACAGGATTAAATATCATTCCAGGAACAGGTGGATTCGTGAACATTGGAGACCCTACCTACACTAATGCTTATCTTTACGTAGAAGAGCCAGGAGTTGGTTTTGATGCCGAGATATATGGAAACGACCTAGCTATTTATG